GCTGCGCGGCAGCAAACTGCCGACGCTTGTGTGGGCCCCCGACAACGAGCCAGAGGCATGCGAATATGCTCGTCGATGGGTTCGCCTGGCCCGTGAAATGGGATTCACCTGCAGAGCCGCCCTGATTCCCCAATCCGGCCGCAAAGTCGACTGGAACGATTTGCACCAACGCTGGCAGTTCGAAGACGACGAAGAGAAGCGCCTGCACCGCCGCAAACGCGACTTTGAAATCGCACGTCACCAGGGTGACCTACTGCTGGCCGAGTCCGCCCGTGAAAAGGCCATGCTCATTTACACCTGGGAAGAAGAAGGTTCGGAATTCCACTTCGACTTTGCCAATCGTATGTACTGGGCCAAGTTCGACCTGCACAAGCTCGATGAAGAACAGCGGGAGCTGCTGAACAGCGAAGATCACGACGACCAGCAGTTGAATGACAAAGCAGCGAGGCGTAAAGCATTAGATAGCGTTTGCTCGTTGAAGCTGTTAGCGAACTGCAAGTTTGAAGCTCTGTACAAGCAGGTGAACGAGTCAACCGGCGAAGCCTGGTACTACGTGCGGATCTGTCCACCAAATGATGCCCCCAGCGAGAAGATCACCTTCACGCTGAAACAATTTGCATCGAGCGGTGAATTCAAAGCCCGGCTGCTGTACTCCAGTGCTGTCTGGCTGGGCGCGCAAAAACACCTCGATCAAATCTCGATGAAGCAGATCGAGGGCATAAAGAATGTCGAAACAGTGGACTTTGTCGGTTACAGCAAGGATCACGGCGCCTACATCTTCAATGACCTCGCTTGCCATAACGGGACGGTGTTCAAGCCCAACAAGGACGATTTTTTCGAGTTCGGCAAACGCCGCGTGAAGTGCCTGGTCAAGAACGTGAAGATCCACCCAAAGGCCACCAGAGACGGTTACCGCGACGACTGGCTAGCGAAGCTGTGGCTATGTTTTGGTGCCAAGGGGCTTATGGCGCTGACGTTTTGGTTCGGTTCGCTGTTCGCTGAACAGATCCGCGCAAAGTACGAAAGCTTCCCGTTCCTTGAGGCCACTGGCGAGCCTGATGCCGGCAAGACCACGCTGATCGTGTTTCTGTGGAAGCTTTTCGGTCGCCATTACGAAGGCTTCGATCCGAAGAAAGGCACCGCACCAGGCCGTAGCCGAGCAATGGGCCAGGTCGCCGGCATGCCTGTCGTGCTGATTGAGGGCGATCGGAACAGCGACGCATCCAACACCAAATCCTTTGACTGGGACGAGCTGAAAGACTTTTTCGGCGGTGGTCTGCTGGGCACTCGTGGCGTGAAAAACAATACGAACGAAACCTACGAGCCTGAGTTTCGAGGGACGATCGCTATCAGCCAAAACGCCCCTGTTACCGGCCACGAAGCGATTATGAGCCGGATCGTAAAGCTGCACTTCCTCAAGCCGAAGATCACGCCGGAAAGCACTGCAGCAGCAGATGCCCTTAACCAGGTGGAAATGGACGAAGTCAGCAATTTCCTGGTTCAGGCGATCAGCCAAGAACCACAAGTGATGGCTCTATTTGCTGAGAAGTATCCGATGCATCGCGAATACTTGCGCTCCCTGCGCACTGTCGGCTCGGCTCGGATCATCAAGAACCACAGCATGATGCTTGCACTGCTGGACTGCCTGGCACTGGTGCTGCCCCTCAGCGTAAAGATGATCGAGGACGCACGTAGTGAAGTGGTCGCTATGGCGCACGAACGCCAGGCCGCCATCGTCACCGATCCGCCTGAAGTCGTCGAGTTTTGGCAGGTGTACGAATACTTGGAATCGCTCAGCTCCGAGCCGTTGGTCAACCACAGCAAGAAGCCCGACATCATCGCTATCAACCTCAACGGTTTCGCGAAGATCGCGGCCGAGCATCGCCAGAAACTGGCCGATCTCACAACCCTGCGCAATCTGCTGCGTGATTGCCGATCGCACAAGTTGATCGACATCAACCGCACCACTTCCAGCGCGATCAATAGCATTCAGCGCCGGCATAACCTGGTGAACCCACCACCGGAATCGGTCAGCTGCTGGCACTTCAAAGCCTGAATCCACAAGGAGAGAGTAATGCACGTCCAAGTCATCACTGGAGCCGGCCAAGAAGGCAAAACATACCGGTCAAAGCACGTTCAGGCTCGGCACGATTGGCTCTACGAGCCGGCCGCAACGGTACATGCGGAAGCGTACGGCGCGGCCGGCCTGGTCGAGATTCTTGAGGTACATGCAGCAAAGGGAGACGACGAGATCCTGGTGCAGGGATGCACCACAGAGCAAATCCAAGCGGTATTGGAATGGCAGTCAGCAACAGAAGAAGTGGCCGAGCTTGAGGATCTGCTGATCCACCTGGTCAAGTAAGAGCGCTAACTACAACGGCTTGCCGACAAAGGTCGGTAAAGAAAATGGTGCCGAGGGGTTGCAGCCCCCCGACACCGACCACTACTGAGGGCAACACGATGAATGCACAGCACCAAAGCAGTAGCGAATCGAAGGCTAACACACAGGGCAGCGTCGAGGCCCAGTCCGCTCGGCATCTGATGGCCATTCGGATTGTCGGCACTGCGCTGTTCGATTACCAGGTGCGGAAAACCGACGATGCGCGGATCCGCCTTGAATGCCTGACCAGTTTTGCCAGAGAGCAGGGCGACATCAACGCGGCCGAAGCCGCCATCGTGGTCCAACTGCTGGCCAGCCATCCGTCGTCAGGAGCCACGCTATGAACGAGGTGAAGGCCGTTCGAGAGAGGCCGGCCATGACCAGTAAACATCTGGATCTGCCGAGCATCTGCGACATCTGTGGCAACGCCAGATCCACCCGCAAGCACCAAAAATGCAGCCGCGTTCGTCAACAACGCAAGACCGACGAATGGGCGGCTGTAATGGCCGGAAAGGCTGCAATCAGAAAAGCAAAGGAGCGCCGTTATGTCTAACTCTCGTGAATCTGACAAGTTTGTTGTTCGTCTCCCTGATGGGCTTCGCGACCGCATCACCACCCTGGCGAAAAAGAATCACCGAAGCATGAATAGTGAGATCGTCCACAGGCTTGAGCGCTCAATGGTCAGCACAGAACTGTGCGCCCTGCAGGCTCAATTAATCCAACAGCTCAGCGATCGGATCGTGGAGCTGGAAGCCAAGGCGCCAGAATCTAACCAGGTGGTTTCTACTACGCTTCCATTAGTACCCGCCCCTACACTGCAGTGCCTTCAAGCGCGGGAACATTCAGGTTCGAGGGCTGTGCTGTGACTCAAGCAACACCTGGTGTTTTGACCTTTCAAGACCTGCAGCAAATCACTGGTTATCAGCGCAGATCGGACGTTGAACGATCGCTGATCAACCAGGGCGTGCGGCTGTTCCGTGGCCGGACTGGTCCCTGGACGACCCTTGATCTGATTAATCATGCCGGCGGCGTCACGGCGGCCAGCACTGAAAGGTACGATTCCGACATATTATGAGGCGAGCGAGGAAGCGTAAGCACAATCCCCATATCCCTGCCCATGTCGATCAGGCCGCCCTCCCGGCGGCCATTTACTTCGACCATCGCGGCAGCGGAGTCTGGTACACCCTTCACTACGACGAGACAGGAAAGCAGCGCCGCAAGAACGTGGCGCCTGCAGACGTTTCGCTGGCGGACCTCCATCGAATCATGGACGAGGCGTCCAATATCGACAGGGGCACGCTTCGCTATGTGTGTGAGCAATTCCACCTGAGTGACCGTTACAAGAAGCTCGCCCCAAAGACTCACGATGATTACTGCTATTCCCGCGATGTCCTGCTGAATATCCCCACCAAACTGGGCAAGCCTCTGGGCGATTTGGCGGTGAAGAAATTCACTGCAGCACTGGTGCAACGCATCGTCGATCGGCTCGCGGATGAAGGCACGCCCTCGAAAGCAGCGCACGCACTACGATACCTTCGCCGAGTGCTGCAGTGGGGACGTAACCGTGGATTCCTGGAGGTGAACCCGGCCTTGGGCATTGAGGCGCCGATTGAACGGAAGCAACGCCGGTTGCCACGCCAAAACGTGATGGATGTCTTGATTGATCGCGCAACAGCACGCGGACGCCTGGCGCGCAACGAGACAGGCGGTTGTCCCGAGTATCTAGCCATCGTGATGGAGCTGGCCTATCTCTGTCGCCTACGCGGCATTGAGGTCGTGACCCTCACAGACGCCAACGAGCTGGACGAGGGGATCCTGACCAATCGGCGCAAAGGCAGTCGAGACAACATTGTCCGTTGGACTCCACGGCTACGTGCCGTTTGGGACGGCGCAAAGGCGCTCCGCGCCAAGACTTGGGAAAGCCGGAAGACGCTAATTCCGACCGCACCGTCCAAGCGCTTTATCATTGTGGCCAGCCACGGTGGCCCACTTCGAAAAACGAGCCTCGACACCGCCTGGCAGCGATTCATCACATTGGCGATCGCGGATGGGAACATCGATCCCGAAGACCGCTTCGCCTTGCATGACTTGAAGCGGCGCGGAATCACTGACACGACCGGCACCAGGGCAGACAAACAGGAAGCCAGTGGTCACCGTGATCCGAAAATGATGGATGTGTACGACCTTAGTATCCCGGTCGTATCCCCTTCA